TGACTGCAAAGCATCCAGTTTCTTTATTAATATCTCCCACGAGTGAGAGTCTTTGCCTTCCGTTTTGACTGTAGAGACAAGGGCGTCCATATTGGCTCCCCAGGAAACCGTTGACCCTTCCCAGAGTTTTAACTCAATTAATTTCTGTGTCTCTTCCTTCTCGTCAACTTCCCTTTTTACTATCTGATAGCCTATGGAATGTTCGGTAAGGACTTTATCCAGGTAGAGCTGAAGGACATCTTTGCCTAAAGCGGTGTCTGAAATTTTACTCTCAAAGTAAAGTCCCGTCTTGTCTTCTTTCAGTACGTGAGGCTTGGCCAGGGGCTTATAGGGGTCGTGCATATAAAGGTGAAGGATACGGGGTTTCTCTGAGTTCGGACCGTTCTCTTTCAGGGTTTTTCTGTAGGCTCCCGGAAGGACAATATCCCCGTCAGAGTCTTTATTTCCGAAGATCGAAAAATAACCCGTTACTATCCCCTGAACAGTATCGACATCCTTGATCGAATCACTGACGTCTTTTGTTAAATAAAAGTTTTCCATTTTAAAAGATTGAAAAAGTGATCGCACACCTACAATTTATAACCTCCTCTGCTCCACCTGCCGGATCACCCGGCTTTTGCATCATACTCATCCCTACTAAAAAGGCTTCATCCATCAGTTTAGGGTTCTGCTGTTCAACAATCAAATGCGTGTCCCTGGTCCTGGAATCATAAGTCGGAATCCAGTATTTCTTTGTCGCACCCGCAGATTTAGCACCCACAAAAGCCCCTTCATTACTCGCTGTCATCACCTCCGTGCGGGCTATCCGTAAAGCCCTCCATTGGTTAATCATTATGCCTCTTTTCTCCAGTTCCTTTCTTATCTGCCTTGCCGTCTCAGTAGCACCCAAACCCATTTCTGCCGTTTCCGTTAAAGTGTTCCTTAGAATCTTCTCAGCTTGTCTTTTTGTCTCGGCAGTCATACTTTTTATTCTTGATCCGGCTTCCCTTTCTATATACTCGTTAAATTCATCTTCAAAAGAATATTCTGCCTTCTGTGGTTTTAACCTGTTATAAGTGTCTTTGGCAAACTCTGACCCCACTTTAGAATATATCTTTTTTAATCCTTGTTTAAGCGGTTCTTCCGTTATTGTGTTGAAGATTGTATCTGAATTATAATTGTTTTCATCTATCGTAGAGGCAAAATCCCTGAACTGCTTATTTAGAATCATTCTAAGTAAGCGGTGCGCCCAGGCATCATATCTGAGGCGTTTAAGTTCTATTTCCTTCCACAGCTTCTTCATTGTTTACATCATCAAGCGAAATAAAAGAAAGGGGTCTTAAATTAGGAGGCACCCAGTATTCATCCATCAGAGGGTTATCCTCATCAGAGGCGAAATTCATTAAGTCTCTTTTCTCGTTAGGTGTTATCCAATAAGCCCCCGATAGGGCAGTAGTGATCTTCTGTAAGTCCTCCTGAAGCTCGGAGATCATCGAAGCGTCATAGTCAACGTATATTTTACCTCCGTATCTCTGGTAGATAAAGTTGTTGAAGGCGTCCCGAAATTGGTTGAGTTGAGGGAGGACAGCGTTTGTATATACTGCTGAACCTGCCTCTTTCGTATTACTGTACGTTTTGTTGCTGGCATCGTTGAATAGTTCAGAGGGTACATGAAAGATATTGCAAATAGTTCGCAGGTCCATCATATCACTTTCTATGATATTCAGGTCCACGGGCGACATCCCCATCTGCTGCCACTTCAAACGGGCAGATGTTACCATTGTCTTGCCCCTATTGGAGGCTCCCCCGTATTTCTTGTTAACGGCTTTCTCTAACTGCTCGGCTTGTTCAGGTGTCATCGAAACTACTCCATCGGGCTCCTCACTTAAAACACCAAAGGCCCCCTGGTTCTGGAAGGCCGAGACGGAAGAGTCGTAAGATGAATTACTCTTTGTTACAACCCTTTTGCCGGCTCTGATAGGAGAAAGCCCATAAAGAAAGGCACCGTTGAAATATTCCGGTGTCCAGTATTTAAGATGTAAAACCTGCTCCGGGGGAAGGATTCTTTCAGAAGTGAGATATTGATAACCCTTTACGGGCTGAGACATATTCCCGGCAACGGGTTTAATTATCTGTGAAGGGATCCCCCAGAGTTCTTTGATAAGTCCGGCATTGACCCCTCCGGTGGGACCTATGCAATGAATATAAGAGTTACCCGTTACTAACTTAAATCCCACTACTTGTTCAAAGAAGTCAGCCCAGCCCTGTAAGAGATTAGGTCTAACGAATAACTCACTAAGCTCATGGTCTTCGATAGCCACCATCGCCTTCTTTCTTACCATCCGGGCGTTGATGTCTATTTTCGTTGAAGACTTATAAAGCTGTAATGATTTCTCGTTCTTGACCTCGTACACCCCCCACGGGATTGATCCGGCTTTCTGAGCTATAAAGCTAACCACCGAGTAAACGACAGGATTGAATAAGTACCCGGTGTTTATGTATGTCTCGACATTATCAGGGGGGTAAACAGGCCGATTCCTTACGCTCTCAAGGATTTTGTTATTTACCTCGGTCCCTATACTACTTTTTAAATCCCTCTCTAACTTAGTTAAATAGGACTTGAAAAACCTCTCCAGCAGACCCATCTATAGATATTATCTCACTTATGCAAAATTACTCATAAATCACGCCTTATTTGGAATTAGTCTAAATAAGTTATCAACAATTAGCGTAGGATAAAATTGTTCTTACCCTTACCCATTAAGTCAGTAACAGCATATACAAGGGCGTCAATCCTTCCGGGTGACTCTTTCGCCTCTCTACTATCCCACGACGTCATTTGATCCTCTAACTTATCCAATCGTCCAAAGTGATGAACAAAGCCCCTTTCATAAAGTCCGACCACAGGCTCCGCTCTGGCGAACTTGTTCTTTTTGGCAACCACATCAATCACCCTGACTGTTTTGTCTATGTTATGTATAACAGCCTTTACCATGTCCCAGCCCTGGTTAGTCTCGGCTACTATATGGTTCCCTTCCCACTTATATAAGTTCCTTATTCCGTAGGTTGCCCATTGGTTAGGACTCATTATCCCTGAAACGTCATCTAAGACGTAGTAATGGTTATTAAAGTCAATCCCTGCTGTTACTATCCCTGCCTCGTCAGAGGACTGCGTGGATGTTCCTGAAGGGTCAATGGCTGTTACTATCGTTTTCAGTTCCGGTAGCTCCTGAACCCTGTACTTGTCGATTATATCGTAGGTCCACAGTGCCCCTTCTATGTCATCCATAAACTCCCCATAGCGAAACCTTTTCTGCTGTCGGTGGGAAAGAGTATTAAGAACTGAGTCAATATAGTCTTCTGGAAGGTTTTCAAGGTTATCATCCGGGTTCATCCTCATGTGTGAGTAATACTTCCCGTCTAATGGTTCATTACTGTCGGGGTTGACGTGCTGAATAAACAGCTTATAAGTCCAGTGCTGAGTAGAGGGAGGGTTACAGTCGCAATAAATTCTATTGACCAAATCAGTCTTCTGTGCCAAACGAGTAAGAAGGATGGAATAACTCTGATAACTTACCTGAGATGCTTCGTTGATAAAGATGGTAGCATATTCATTACCTAAAACCTTCTCTGTCCTATCCTTGTCGTCAAGCCATCCTAACCATATCTGAGAGCCGTTACCAAACTCAATAAACCAATCAGACCTGTTTAGTGAAGGGTTAACACCGGGGAAGCACAGTTTTAAGACTTTCGGGATAGTATCATGCCAGAGGGATTGTTTTGCATGATTAAATGCAAACCTAACTATCAAGTGCCTTGACCCGGCAACCCTTAACGCACGGTGAATAATAGCATAAATGATAATAAAACTCTTTCCCGACCTGGAACCGCCATATAACAGAGTATATTTCGGGTCACTGCCGAGAAGGTCGAGTGCAATCCGTTGTTTCTCTGTCTTGACAAACATTACAGCTTTTCATCCTGTTTGTCGTAGTGCAGATTGACACCACCGGAATGATCTATCTCTGACCTTTCAATGTAACCCCGCTTCTTCCCTTTTGTCTTCAGGTAGAAGATTGTTGCTGTCGTGTCTTTCTCCTGAATCTGCTTATGGAGCATTGACTCTGCAAAGTCGAGAGCCACATCTACAAGATCATCAACAGCGTTCCGATAGTCCTCATCTTCTTTGTACCATTCATAGTGAGTTTTACGAGCAATTCCAACTTCTTTACAGGCAATAGTAACAACTCCGAGAGATCTTTCAAGCGCGCTTATCATTGACTTCTTTTTTATGATGTTACTTTTAGAAACCATTGTATATTGTTTTTTTATTCTAATTAGTAAACCTCCTTTTAATATTATCACATTGTTTTTTAAATGGATATAGTATGTTAAAATTAGGACTTTTATATCCATTTTTCTTTAACTCATCTGAAGATATGCACATACTATATTGTGCTTTTTCAAATAATGATTTTGGCTGTTGACA